ATTCTATCGACGAAGTAAATAAGCATAGAAAGGACGTAGAAGCTCAAATAAATAATTTGAAAGGTAAGCTTATCGTAAAAGAATATGCTCCTAAAGCAGCGACAGTGAATAACATTAAGAGCCACGTTCAGAAGTGTATTGATATGGGACATAAACCTGACATGATTGTCATCGACTATGTCGACTATCTTAAAGCACCGTCACGAGGTAAATTTTCTGAACGTAAGGATGAAATTGATGATGTATTTATTGCTACAAAAAGCTTAGCTAAGGAATTAAAAATACCTATACTTACACCATCTCAAGTGAACCGAATGGGGGCTAAGGATAACGTAATTGAAGGAGATAAAGCAGCTGGTTCATATGATAAGATGATGGTAGCAGATATCTGTTTATCTTTATCTAGACAAAAAGAAGATAAAGTATTAGGTACAGGACGTCTTCACGTTATGAAAAATCGATACGGTCAAGATGGTATGACATATAATGTAAAAATGGATACTAATAACGGACATATTGAGATAGAAAGTAAAGCAATTCTAGATGATGGAGGTAGCAGTCCTCAAGGTACACATTTTGAGATTGCTAAGAAATTTTTTGAAGAAAATTAAGACCAACTTAGAGGAAGATGCTATTTATTTCTACATCCCCGGAAGCATTTTTCTGCTAAATTTAACCGGGGATTTTATTATTTAACACACTAAAAATATACTATGGGACTAAGAGATGAAAGAGTTGTTTATAAGCCATTTGAATACCCAAAAGCGTATGATTATTGGTTAAAACAACAACAAGCACATTGGCTACATACAGAAGTACCAATGGCACAAGATGTTACAGATTGGAAATCTAATCTAAAAGATCATGAGAAGAATGTAGTCGGAGGTATATTAAAAGGTTTTGCTCAAACAGAAACAGTAGTTAATGACTATTGGACAGGATTAGTAACTAGCTGGTTTAGAAAACCAGAAGTTATCATGATGGGGACTACATTTGGTTCATTTGAAACTATACATGCTGAAGCTTATTCCCTACTTAACGAACAGTTAGGTTTAGATAATTTTGCAGAGTTTTTAGAAGACGAAGCAACTAAAGCTAAAATAGAATCTTTGATGAATGTCAGAGATAGCCACGACGGTACTCCTAATTGGCATGAAAGAGCTAAATCATTAGCTATATTTTCAGCGTTTACTGAAGGTGTAAATTTATTCTCTTCTTTTGCTGTATTACTCTCATTTAAAATGAGAAATAAACTTAAAGGTATAGGACAGATAGTTGAATGGTCTGTACGAGATGAATCTTTACACTCAGAAGCTGGTTGTTGGTTGTTTAGACAATTAATGACAGAATATCCAGAATTAAAAACAGAAAAGTTACAGAAAGAAATCGAAGAAGCAGCTCAATTAGCTTTGAAGTTAGAATTCGATTTTATTGATAAAGTATTTGAACTAGGTGATTTAGAAAATTTATCTAAAGACGATTTAAAGAATTTTATTAAACATAGGGTTAATACTAAAATGGGAGACCTTGGCTTGAAGCCTTTGATCCCTTCTGATCAAATTGATACAGGAGCATTAAAGACGATGAAATGGTTTGATGCTGTTATTGCAGGAAAACAACATACGGACTTTTTTGCTAATAGAGTAACAAACTACTCTAAAGGGCATATGGATTGGTCAAAAGCATTTTAAGAACATTTAATTAAATTACATAATGGCATTACAAGTAGATACTTCCACATGGGAAGCTGGAAAAGATTATCCTGAATGGATGAATGAAATTTCTTTAGCGACAATTTCAAAAGGGTACCTCTTACCAGGAGAAACTCCCCGTAAAGCTTATAAAAGAGTAGCAGATACAGTAGCAGCAAGATTAGATCGTCCAGATTTAGCAGCTAAGTTCTTTAAGTATATGTGGAAAGGTTGGTTGAATTTAGCTTCTCCTGTTCTTTCTAACACAGGTACAGATAAGGGATTACCTATTTCCTGTTTTGGTATAGATACTCCTGATTCTATTAGAGGAATAGGGTTGACTAACGCTGAATTGATGAGATTAACATCTTTAGGAGGAGGAGTTGGTATTGGACTTTCTAAAATTAGAGGACGTGGAAGTAAGATTGGTAATGGAGATTTAGGGCAATCAGAAGGAGTTATTCCTTGGGCAAAAATCTACGATTCTACTATTATTGCAACTAATCAAGGAGCAGTACGTAGAGGAGCAGCATCTGTGAATTTAGATATTAACCATCCAGATATTAAGGAATTTTTACAGATTAGACGACCTAAAGGAGATCCGAATAGACAGTGTCTTAACCTACATCAATGCGTTGTAGTGGATGATAACTTCATGCAAAAGATCGAGCGTAGAGACCCTGAGGCAATGGAAGTCTGGGTAGAAATACTAAAGGCTAGAGTTGAAACAGGAGAACCTTATATTATGTTTAAAGATAATGTAAATAATGCTAACCCTCCGGCATATATTAAGAATAATTTAGAAGTAACAATGACTAATATATGCTCAGAGATTACTTTACATACCGACGAAGAACATAGTTTTATTTGCTGTTTGAGCTCAGTTAACTTAGCTAAATGGGATGAATGGAAATCTACTGATTTAATTGAAACTGCAATCTACTTCTTAGATGGAGTAATGGAAGAATTTTTAGTTAAAACTAACGGAAAAGAGTCTTTAATCAGAGCACATCGTTCAGCTAAGAAAGGTAGAGCTATTGGACTAGGAGTTTTAGGTTGGCATACATTACTACAACAAAAGAAGATACCTTTTATTAGTATTGCTGCAAATAGCTTTACACATCAGATATTTTCCCAAATTAAATCACAAGCAGAAGCTGCTTCTAGAAAGTTAGCTGATGAATATGGAGAGCCGGTTTGGTGTAAAGGTACAGGTATGAGAAATACTCACTTACTTGCAATCGCACCAACAGTTTCAAATTCAACTATTTCAGGCGGTGTATCAGCAGGTATTGAACCATTACCAGCAAACATTTACACATTTAATTCAGGAAAGGGAACTTTTATTCGTAAAAATCCTGAACTAGAAAACTATTTATTAGAAAGAGGTCATAATACAGAAGAAGTATGGGACCAGATTATGAAAGATAGAGGTTCTATTGCAAATTTACCAGAAGATGTTATGCCTGCAGAGGATAAGCCAATCTTCTTAACATTTGCTGAAATTAACCAGCTACAGTTGGTAGAACAGGCTGCAATACGTCAGCAGTATATCGATCAGACTCAGTCTCTAAACTTAGCATTCGATCCAACTGATAGTCCAAGATTTATCAACTTAGTTCACCAGACGGCTTGGAAGTTAGGAATAAAAACCTTATATTATTTAAGAACAGATTCTGTAATTAACGGAGACATTGGTAGTAGAACTGCAGAAGATTGTGTAGCTTGCGACGGTTAATAATAAAAACATCTTTATATGGAAAGAGTATATATAGCAAATGATCATGGATTGGAGATTTTCACAATCCCTCAGTTTTTAACTAATGAAGAGTGTGATCATATAGTAAACCTTACACAACAAGGAAGTACTAGATCAAGCGTAGCTGGGACAGGCAACCAGTCTATTAAATACGATGAAGGACGAACTAGCTCTACAGCAGTTTTAACTGATAGTGATCCAGTTGTGGCTTCTGTTAATAAAAAAATGTATGATGAGTTAGGTATAGAGCCTCAATTTTCTGAACCAACTCAAGGGCAGATATACGAAGTAGGTCAAGAGTTTCGCCACCACCAAGATGCTTTCGGTAAAGAAGCATACCATAACCACTGTCTATCAAGTGGTCAAAGAACTTGGACTTTTATGATATATCTTAACGATGTTGAAGAAGGTGGTGAAACAGATTTTCCAACCTTACAAAAAACATTCCTACCTACTAAAGGTACAGCAGTAGTTTGGAAAAATTCAAACGGTACAGGAACTGAAAATCCCGCAGCATTACACGCAGGTTTACCTGTTAAAAAAGGTAGAAAAGTAATTATTACTAAATGGTTTAGAGAGAATATATTTAATAGTGCTGAAGATGCTAGACTTGCAAAAGAGTATCTAGAAATGACACAACCACAACAACCTCAAGAGAAAGTATTCTCTACAAGTGCTGACTTACCTAGACTATCCGAATTAGGCTTCAAAGTAGTCAAAGTACCAGAGAAGACTTTCCAATTAATCACAGAGGCGTATAACTTACTTAAACATACAGTACGAGATGAAAGTTGGAATGGTATAACTGATTTTATACATGATAATCAAGGTAATGCCCCTGTTGAGATTTTTAGTATGGATGCTTTTACACGTATCAGAGAGATTATTGCAGAAGAGCTTCAACCTTTGCATGAAGAGTTTATAGGAAATAAAGAAAGACTAGTACCAAAGTGGATTTACGGAATCAGGTCCTATAAAAGAGGTGCAATATTAGAACCACATACTGATACTCTAGTAACCCATCATATTTCATCTATTGTAATTGTAGATAAGCAAGTAGATAGAGACTGGCCATTAGATATACAAGATCATAAAGGCAGGTGGCATAAAGTTTACGCAGAACCTGGTGAGATGATCTTATACGAATCCGCTACAAATAAACACGGCAGAACAGAACCTTTTGAAGGTGAGTTCTTTAGAAATTTCTTTTTACATTATACATTCGCTGATTATAAATTTTTACCTCGATAAATGGACTATATAATTGTTGATAAATGGACTATATAATTGTTGGAACTAGTCGTTGTGAATATCAAGCATGGCAGATTAAATTACTACATTGGTCGTTAAAAAAAGTAAATCAAAAAGGTAAACTAGTAGTTCTACTTTCCGGAGATTACGGTCATAGAGATGAAAATCCCGATTTTAGTTTTTTAACTGACGCAATAGTAATAGATCAACCTGATTACGCCCATCTATGGCAAACAGAGAATAACGATTGGTGGGGTGGTATACCTAATAAGTATAAATCTGTAGAATGGTTATGTGAAAACAACTACTTCCAGGAGAATGATAAACTACTTTTCTTAGACCCAGATATGCTGTTTATTAAAGCAGTAGATTTTGAGTTAGAAGACAATCATATAATCGGTCAAAAGTTTATTCACTTCATTCCACTAAAAGGGTGGGAAGATAGAGAACAAGATGTAGAGAACGCAAAAGGTATAATGTACCCTTTTGCTTTAAAATTTAGCACTCTAAAAAAGTTCTACAAAAAATACACAGAATATTGTGAACAGATAAGAAAAAAAGAAGGTAGGTGGGAATCTGAAATGTGGGGGTTAGACTACGCAATCAAAGATACAAATATAAAAGTTGATTTAGTAGAAGATATAGGAACTTGTACAGCGTGGAATGATAGAGAGAGAAAAACAGTAGGTAGTATATTACATTACCCTAATGTTATACCAGATAAAGAAGGTAATAGGTTATTTTTTAAACAAGATCATACGTTTGAGCAAACTAAAAAATACGATTTATCAAATATAATAAGTGAAGCAGGTAATAAGATGGTTACAAGTATTGATCAATCTAGAACAGATTATTTTTATTATACCAAGTGGGATTTTTCAAGTATTTTTAAATTTTACGACGGCAGCAAAGGTTATATAGTATTTAGACCATGGCCAGGAGGCTTTAATAATATACGAATGTCTTTAGAGTTAGCAGTATGTATAACCTACCTAACTAACCGTAAACTTGTTTTAACCCCAGAATACAAAATGTACCTATTAGAAGGTAATTCTAGTATGGAGTCATTTTTCGATACTTCAGACTTAGGAGTTATCTCTATACCATTTAGTAAGTTCTGTGAAGAAAAAGGTTTAGATGCTAATTACGAAAGCGTAAAAAATATTTGCAAAGTATTAGACTATGATGCTGTTCAACATGTTATTAATTTTGAAAAAATTGAACCGCCTTTTAAGTTCCGTAAGTATAGACCTGTTTTAAAAAGTGAAGAGTATTTTACTGATGAGGAGTGTTTATTTTTAGAATCTAATTTACTAGGAGTAACACACCAGACCTTATTTACGAGCCTAGATGTAGAGATTAAAAAGCTAATAGCTAAACACGTTAGGTACCGTACAGATATTTTCGATCTAGCTTGGCAATTTATTAATAAGTTAGGAGATAGAGAATACTACTCAATTCATATCAGGAGAAATGACTTTCAATATAAAGAATTATTTATTCCTTGTGAGCAGATATTAGAAAATATTAAAGATACGATCCCAAACGGAAGTAAGCTTTATATTGCTACAGACCATAAAGATAGAGAGTTCTTTAGACCTTTACTAGATAATTACGAAGTCTACTTCTATAATGATCTAAAAGATAAGGTAAGTATATATGAAGAGTTTGATGTTAACTGGATACCTATAATAGAACAGTTTATTTGTACTAGGAGTATTAAATTTATAGGGAATAGCCACTCTACATTATCTTCTTATATTTTTAGAATGAGAGGATACATGTCAGATATTCAAGATAAAAATTACTACCTAAACACAGAAAAATTTGATTCAAATAAGCAAATTCCTTTTGTAGCAGAGAATGATTTTAAAGGTAATTGGTTTAGAGAATATCAAGATAGTTGGAGTTTTGGTAATGGAAGTATTTTTGTATCTATAGCAAGTTACTGCGATACACAATTAATTGATACGTTAAAAAGCCTATATAGTGAAGCTATAGACCCTAGTAGAGTGTATGTAGGAGTTAATCTCCAAGATACTGAAGAAGCGTATGAAGAATTAAAACAGCAAAACTTTCCAAACCTTAGTATAATTTTTACACCGAAAGAAAAAGCACAAGGAGTAGTGCATGCTAGAAATAGAATAAAAAATGAACTAGTAACTAATCAAGATTACTTCTTACAGATTGATTCACATAGTAGATTTAGACAAGCTTGGGATGCTATATTAATAAACCAGTACAACAGTATAGAGCAAGCTAAAGTAATTCTTACTACATACCCAAATCATTTTGATGTACCGGATTATGAAAAGTACTATTTGAGTAAACCTAATAATACTCCCCTCCGTATTAGGAGATTCTTACAGGAAACTAGCCCGGATGATAACAGGTGTATAGCCGAAAACTTACCTACATTAGAAGATTACGAAATAGCAGATACACGATGGGCAGCTGCTGGGTTTCTATTTACTAGAAGAGAGTGGTTAGATGAAGTTAAAATCCCAGATAATATTAGGTTTAACGGGGAAGAAGATTTTCAAACATTTTTAAGTTACTTAAAAGGATGGAACCTAAAAGTCACTTCTTTAGCTACGGTATGGCACAATTATGATTTTAGAGTAGCGTCTACAGAACAGCCATACAGAGAACATAATGGAAAGTATTTTATAGAAGATTACGCATTACAGTTAGTAAATGATTTTTTATTTAATCAGACTTATACTAGATCAATAGAAGATCTAGAAAATTATTTTAATATAAAATTAAGAAGGTAGTATGTTTAATTTAGGTTTTTTTGGGTCTCATAATGCTAGTTTAGCTATTTCATACAAAGGAGAAGTTTTAGAAGTAGTAGAATTAGAAAGGTTAATTAATGTAAAAAATGCTGCTTTTTTCTTTTGGGGACATCATGACAATATAGTTGAACTTCTAACAGAAGTAAAAGACTACTTTAAGGTAAAATACGGAGTCGAAGAATACGACAACGTTGTATATAACTCTGTAGATAAAGAGATGTGGACTATATTTCCTGCTCGTAATTACCAATGGTTACCCCACCACGAAGCTCACGCTTACTCTGGTTTATACCAATCTACCTTTGAAAAAGCTTTGATTATATCTTTCGATGGAGGGAGTGATGAAGGTTTCTTTAACATCTACTTAGGAGATAAAAAAAGTGAAACTCCTATAGAGAAGATATACGTGGGTAAAAAAGACTACGCTGTTTCTTATATGATGCCTGCTCATTTCATCTCAGATATAAAACAAGAATGGATTTATACAGGTAATCTAGTATATGCTGGAAAATTAATGGGATTAGCTGGTTTTGGAAAAGTAGATGATTCCTTAGTACAACCTTTTCGAGAATTCTATGCTTCTAATACAACAGATAATATAAGTG